TAGGACAAGCACAGGTATTCCAAAGTATTATGCAAACTGGGACAATGACACAATAATTCTTGCTCCAACGCCGAATGCCGCATATACTATCGAATTAGCGTATAACGCGCTACCAACAGGTTTATCGTCAAGCAACACGACGACTTGGGTTAGTACAAACGTACCTCAGATGTTGCTTTATGCCTGCTTAGTCGAGGCTTTTAAGTTTTTAAAAGGTCCAGACAACATGCTCCAGACGTATGAAAGATATTATCAGCAAGCGCTGTCACCATTTGCTGGTGAACAGATGGGGCGAAGAAGACGAGATGAATATATGGACGGAGTGCCAAGAATTGGTGTAAGGTCCACAAACCCATAAGGAGAGAATAAATGGCAAACGTAATATCAAATGTTTTTAAGGAAGAGTTGCTCAAAGGCAATCATGACTTTGATGGGGGTGCTACTTATAAGTTAGCTCTATTCACATCGTCAAAGACTGTGTCTGCTTCTGATCCAACTGCTTTCAATACAACTAACGAAGTTTCTGCTTCAGGAACAAACTACACATCAGGTGGTGCAACTTTAGCAAACCCATCTGTTACTGGTGGATCAAGTGCATCAACTGCATTTGTTGACTTTGACGATGTATCTTTTACAGATGCTACATTCACAGCAAAGTTCGCACAGATATACAGGTCAGACGGTAGTGCACCGACTAACAACTCAGTTTTAGTTTTGGATTTTGGTGGTGACTTCACAGCAACGTCAGGAACTTTTACAATACAATTTCCGTCAGCAGGCACAAGTACAGCGGTATTAAGATTAGCGTAGGAGGTTAAATGGCGTTTGTAGTAAACGATCGAGTAAAAGAAACCTCAACAACTACCGGCACGGGGACACTAAGTTTAGCTGGTGCTGTATCTGGTTTTCAAACTTTTGTTGCAGGCATTGGTAACAGCAATGTTACATACTATGCTATTGTTAATGACAGCGGCACAGAGTTTGAGATTGGTATCGGCACAGTTACCGACGCATCGCCAGACACGCTATCAAGAACAACTATTCTAGAAAGCTCTAACAGTGATAGTGCTGTTGACTTTTCATCAGGCACAAAGACTGTATTCTGTACACTACCAGCTAGTAAAGCTGTATTTGAAGATAATAACAACGATGTCACATTACCAGATGATCTAACACTTGGATCTGACTCTGCAGTATTAAAGTTTGGTGCAGATTCTGATACTACATTAACACACACAGATGGCACAGGACTGACACTCAACTCTACAAACAAACTAACGTTTGGAGACGCAGCTAGTTTTATTCAACAAAGTTCAGATGGTGTTTTGAGAATTGATGGAGAGGCTACGATTGACTTAAATGCAAGCACAAAAGTTGATGTATCTACTGATCTGTCGGTTGGTGATGATCTAACAGTTGAAGGTGGTGTCATCGAACTTAAAAACACAGGTGCACAATCAGAGCTTAGATTATATTGTGAATCATCAAACGCACACTATGCAGCACTAAAAGCTCCAGCTCACTCTGACTTTTCTGGTAACACAGCGCTAACATTACCTGCAGTTACCGATACATTAGTCGGTATCGCTGCAACACAAACACTGACAAACAAAACATTAACTTCACCAAAAGTTAACGAGGATGTAGCAGTCACATCAACTGCAACAGAATTAAATATTTTAGATGGCGTTACTGCAACCACGGCAGAAATAAACACGTTGGATGGTATCACTGCAGTTGTAGGAGAACTTAACGCATTAGACTTAGGCAGCACAGCTGTTGGAACAGCCATTGCCTCTAAGGCAGTTATTCTAGATTCTAACAAAGATTACACTGGTATTAGAAATTTTACAGTTACAGGTGAACTAGATGGAGCGACACTAGATATATCTGGTGATGCAGACATTGATGGCACACTAGAAGCTGATGCAATCACAATCGGCGGTACGGCGATAAACACAGTCATAGCTGGTGTTACTGTAACAAACGCAACTACAGCAGCAGTAGCAACAACAGTGACCATTAGTGATAACGAAAGCACAAACGAAGATAATGCTATTGTCTTTACATCGGGTGGTGATGTAGATGGTGGTAATATAGGATTAGAATCAGATGGTGATTTAACATACAACCCAAGCACAGGCAGACTGACAGCGACACAACTAGCTGGTACACTACAAACTGCAGCTCAAGCAAATGTTACATCTCTTGGCACATTGACTACACTAACTGTGGACAATGTGATAATAAATGGGACAACGATTGGACACACAGATGACACTGATTTGATAACAGTGGCTGATGGCATTGCAACTGTTGCCGGTGAGATATCTGTTACTACCCTGGATATAGGCGGCACAAATGTTACATCAACAGCTGCAGAGCTTAATATTTTAGACGGGGTCACAGCTACGGCCACAGAGCTTAATATTATGGATGGCGGCACCTCAGCTACCTCTACGACTGTAGCAGACGCTGACAGGGTGGTGTTTAACGATAATGGAACTATGAAACAAGTTGCGATGACGGACATAAGCACGTATACTGACGCCGGAGCTACAGCGCTGGCTATCGCACTAGGATAAGGAGAAATAAATGGCTAATACATTTAAGGTCAAAACAAAAGCAGGGATTGGAACATCGATCACGACTGTCTATACAGTTCCAAGTTCCACGACTACTATTGTTCTAGGCCTCATCGTCGGTAATGTCACAGGTTCTGCTGTGAACGCAACAGTGCATGTAGAATCCGACACATCAGATACAGAAACAAACGGCAACGTTGAGCTAGTAACAAATGCACCGATACCTGCAGGAGGTTCACTAGAAACTCTTGGAGGGGGCAAGTTAGTTTTACAAACGACTGACATATTACGGGTGACTTCGGACACGGCGTCATCTCTTGATGTTGCGTTATCAATAATGGAGATTACGTAAAATGGCAGCACAAGTTCCTAGTAACGGTCTTAACATAGATAAAGGCTTAAAGTTTCCAGCTACTGTTGCTCTACAAAGTGACGCTAATACTTTAGATGATTATGAAGAAGGACACTATACAGTGGCTTTTACTTGTGGATCAGGAAGTGTTGGCGTAAGCACAAGTTATGATCAAGCTATGTATCAAAAAATAGGTAAAAGAGTTTTTGTACAAGGCTATATACTAATAAATTCTGCATCAAGTCCTGGCGGAACATTAAGAGTAAATGTTCCTTTTGCTGTTGCAGCTGGAACTGAAAGATCAGCAAGGACTGCTGATCATTGTTTATTTTTAATAGGCAGTAATAATATGGATCTTGAAAAAGGTAATTCAATAGGTGCTGTAGAGGGTGATGGATCAGTTATGAGAATATGGAGACACGATGGCACAAATATTCAAGATGATACTGGTGCTGATCTTGACGGGTCTTGCGTATTTTATTTTAATTTTACATATAGCACGGACGCATAATTAAGGAGGAAAATATGGCACTAACAAAAGAAATTACAATTAATAAAATTGAATCGGTTGGCCCACAAAGAACTATACAAATTCAATACAAAACAAGTGTTAAAGAAGATGGCAAAGAAATATCTTTTGCTTACACACGAAGGGCGTTTGATTGTGGTAGGATTGATAGTAGTGATAATTGGATTGATACTGATATATCTGGTGAAACAGATGAGGTAAAAGCAATATGTAATGCTTCGTGGACTGATGAAGTAAAAGCAGCTTACAAAAAACATCTTATTGATACAAAAGAGGCCTAATGAGTTACATCGGACAAGGATTACCAGCTGATACTTTTCAAGGTTTTACTACCGACAGTTTTACTGGCGACGGTAGCGCTACAACCTTTACACTCAGCAAAGAGCCATTCTCCGAGAACACACTAATCGTTGTCATCAACAACGTTATACAAAAACCCACAACTAACTTCACCGTATCAGGCACAACACTAACTATTGTTGGTACAGCTGTAGCATCAGGAGATGTTATTTATGCAATACATATGGGTGGTGTAGTACCAAGCACACTCGCATCAAAAGTAGATGTTAATGGATTATCTGATGGTATTGTTCTCGATGCAGATGGCGATACAACAATAAGCGCGGACACTGATGATCAGATAGATATTAAGATTGCAGGTGCAGATGATTTTAAATTTTCAGCAAACGCAATGAATGTATTATCAGGCTCTACACTTACAATAGATTCAGGTGCAACAATAACAAACTCTGGCACAGCAACTGGTTTTACTGACAACACACCTGCTTTTCAAGCATTTTTAAATTCATCACAAACAACAAATTCTGGTGCTGAAGCTGTTATAATTTTTAACACAGAACAGTTTGATACTGATTCTGCTTACGACACATCAAATGGTAAATTTACAGTTCCATCTGGTGAAGGAGGAAAGTATTATCTTTATACTCAACTTATGAGAAGCAATTTTAATGGTGGTAGATTTATAGTTAAAATAAATGTTGGTGGCACAGAAAAAGCATCTGCAGAAATGAGAAATAGTGACTCTGGAGGCACAAATTTTGATACAGTTCAACTAGGCACTACTTTAGATTTAAGTGCTAGTAATGAAGTAACAGTATCCATGTATCAAAATGCTGGTGATGGTAGTGGTGCAAATGGAGATGGCACTGTGCCTAAATCATTTTTTATGGGTTTTAAAATAGGAACATAATATGGCAAGTTTACCAACTAAAATAAAATTGTATTGTGAAGCAAACGGCAAAGAAGCTAAGTTTGATCCAGATATTGGCAACGTACATGTTAAAGATGATGGCGCAGGTGAATACATAAAAAGTTGGAATGTTGATGGTTTAGATAAACCTACAGACGAGCAACTAGCTAGTTACGAAGCGGCTGGTAATACCGAACAAAAAAACAATGCTGTAAGAATTACAAGAAAATCAGCTTACGGTGATATTGGTGATCAGCTTGATGAAATATACAAAGACATTGATTCATGGAAAGCACGCATTAAAAAAATTAAGGATGATAATCCGAAGGAGTAATAAATGAGCCAGACAAAAGTAGAAGCACCATTTGTAGCGAACAACGCAAACTTTAGAAATTTAATTATTAATGGTGATATGAAAATTGCACAAAGGGCTACTTCAGCTACTGGTATTGGTACAGCTAATGGTGTTTATCCAACAGTAGATAGAATGATAATTGAAGTGGGTAATACTGCTGGAAGACTTACAATGACACAAGAAGATGTTACAGATTTACCAGGATTTACTAAAGCAACAAAATTAGCTTGCACAACTGCAGACACCTCCATAGCTTCTAATGAATTTTTGATGTTAGGTCATAGATTTGAAGGACAAAATTTACAACACATTAAAAAAGGAACATCAAGTGCAGAAAAACTTACTGTTTCTTTTTATGTAAAAGGTAACGCAAGTGCAACTTACACTTGTGAGTTGCGGGATCAAGACAATACAAGATATAACAATATAGAATTTTCAGTTACAACAGATTGGACTAGAGTTGTTTTGACTTTTGATGGTGATACAACTGGAACTCTTGATAATGACAATGCTAACAGTTTTAAATGTAATCTTTTTTTACATGGTGGCTCAGACTTTTCTGGTGGTACACACACAAATAACGTTTGGCATACAACAAGCAATCAAAGACTTAGTGATAGTCAATCATCTTTTTTTGACAGTACAAGCAGGACATTTTTCGTTACTGGTTGGCAAATGGAGGTTGGAGACACAGCCACAGACTTTGAACACTTACCTCATGATGTTCAGTTACAAAGATGTCAAAGATATTATTTTTTACAAGCAGACACTAAATATGATGGTGGCAATGGAATGTTAGGAACTGGAACTTGTTATGATACAGACGCTCTTTATTGGCCATGTTTTTTACCTACGCAAATGAGGACAGCTCCCAGCTTAGATGCAAGCACTGGAACTAATTACTTTATAAGTTTTTCTAATAACACCAGTGACCAGTTTAATGCACCTACTATATGGATCTCTTCTCCCACCGTTGCTTGGTGTTACTCTGATAGCTCCACTACTTCAGTAGTCAAAGGACATAGTGCCATGATGGCTCTTAACAATGCATCAGCTAAAATTGCTTGGAGTGCTGAATTATAAGGAGAAAAATATGTTTGAAGGATGCACAATAAAATATAACAAAGGGCCTGATAATAAGAATTGTTCTATACAAGTTAAATATCCAGAAAGCGAAGATGGTTCAATGAAAATTTTATCTGTCCCATTAGCGGAAGATAACACAGACTATCAAAATATTCTTAAATGGGTAGCAGAAGGTAACACAATAGAGGAGGCCGATTAATGGCATACATAGGAAGAGACATACGAACAGGAGCGTTTAGACAACTCGATGACATCTCATCAGGGTTCGACGGTTCTGATACCACGCACACTATGCAGGTTAACTCACAGAATGTAACTGTGGGTGACGTCAATCAAATCATACTATCTCTTGGTGGTGTGATACAAAAGCCAGGCACAGACTTTACTGTATCAGGTAGCGTATTGACATTCACAACGGCACCTGCTGCTAACACAAGTTTCTTTGCCATACTACTAGGTTCAGATAATGGTGGCACAGTGACACCGACTGACGTATCTGTAACAAAAGCAAAACTTGCGGATGAAGTAGATATCTTTGCAGGCACGTCTCTCAGTGCTGCTGATCTTGGAGCAGGTCTACATATTAAAACTGCTGATAGTGGTTTGAGTAGCATAGCTGGTGGAGGAGATGAACTAATAATAGAAGGTTCAGGTGACTCAGGATTATCTATTCTATCTGGTGCATCTGATGATGGTAATATATTTTTTGGTGATAGTGGTGATGCAGATAATGCCTATATAACTTATGACCACTCAACTAATCATCTACACATTGGTCATGGTGGAGTTAACAAATCAAATGCTTCTTTATTATTTCATGGTTCAGATTTAGCAATATCTACTAATGGTGAATTAGATGGAGATGTTGGTCGTGGTGGACTTTGTTTAAATCAAGGTGGAGGTGATGGTTTTATTTTGACTTTTAAATCTTCAGACATTGCACATGGTATGACAGATCTAGGAGACACAGATACTTATGCTTTTTTTAAAAAAGCTAATGCTAATTATGGTGGTCTTGAAATGAACTGTATGACTGAGGAATTTGATTCATTGCAAATACAAGGTTTTGCCAATAATGAAGATGCTACTAAATCAACTAGTGCTGAATCAAATATAGTTATTAGGTCTAGAAAAAAAAGTGGCACTGCTTGGGGAGTCCATGGGGATGATGCTAATTTAGTGGCTATTTCTAATCATAACACCGTAAGATTTTTGTTTGATGGTAGTGGTGATTTGCACGCAGATGGAGCTGTAAATGCTACTGCATACGATACATATGAAGATGCACATTTAGTTCGTGCTATGGATTTATCTCATGGTCAAAATTTAAAAGGTTTAGTAAATTCTAAATTTGATGAGTATATTAATTATAATCACGAAACTTTAGCTAAAGCTGGTCTTGTTGGTAGAGAAGATGATGGCACACCAAATCACTTTATCAACGTAACAGGTATGCAAAGACTACATAATGGTGCTATTTGGCAGCAATACGAGAAACATCAAAAACTTGCAGAGGCCGTATATGAGATGGCAAAAGAGGCATTGGGAGAAGAAAAGGCCGATGCAATACTTGAAAAGCATGATATAAAATTACTGAATTAAGGAGAAAACAATGGCAATAACAGCAAATATGACAACTCATGATGGCGTAGCATTAACAGATGCATACGTTAGAGTAACTCAAGCATATGTTAAAAAAATGGGTGATGATTGGAAGTTAGTCTATGATGTTTTAATCTATAAAGATAAGGACACTCGTGATGATGAGATTAAAGAAAAAACCATGCGTATTAAAAATAATCATGTAGATCACTTTAAAATTGACTACAGTTTAGATGCAACAGACAATCCTATTAAACTAGCGTACGCAGATTTAAAAACAAGCAGTCAGCTATCTAACGTCAAGGACGTCTAATGTTTGGTTTCGCCGCTTTTTCTGACGGAGGATTCTCGTCACAGACAACATCTGACGCTAGGATTATAGCAGGCACACAAGTCGTAACAGGAACAGTTGCTGGTGCTACTATACTCGGTGGTGCGATTATCACTGTCAGCGGTAACTCCATGACATCATCTGTTGGTACACCAACAGGATTAGTCATAGCGCTCCCTGGCACAAACGTGATGACGTCAAGCATTGCTGGTGTGACCACAGGAGTCATTATTCCTATCGGATCAGCCAATCTTGGTATGACATCTACAGTTCAGGCCATGGGTAGTGAGTATACCTTGAAGCTGATAAAAATACCTGAAACCAACCTACTTACAGGATCTACAGGCACACCTTCGTTGTTTACATGGGTTGATGTTAATGATAATGTGACAGCAGAAACTTGGACGGATGTTGAGACAGAAGACTCAACGGAATCATGGAGTAACGTATAATGGCATCGACATTTTCAACGAGATTAAAAATAGAGCTTATTGGTGATGGTGAACAGGCAGGATCTTGGGGCACTACAACCAACAATAATCTTGACCAATCACTAGAACAAGCCATCGCTGGTGTCTTGACTGTTGCCACAACTGGCACAGGCACGACTACGTTGACTACAGGTAATGGTCCACAAGCACAAGCTGATAACCAAGCACGACAAGCAGCACTAAGATTTACAAGTTCTGAGGCAACACACACGGTGCAATATCCAGCTGTTGAAAAACTATATCTACTCATCAATGGTAGTTCTACTTGCACATTTACAAACAGATTAGGTGCTAGTGGTAACACCATTACACTATTACCAAACAAAACTAAGTTTGTAGCAACAGACGGCACAAACTGGTTTGAGTTAAAAACAGGATCATTAGAGTTTATCGAGAAGACATCTGCGTACACAGCTTTTGCAGGTGACAATATTTTCGTGGATACAAGCGCGGGAGCAGTGACCATAACGCTGCCTTCTTCACCAACGCAGGGCGATGCAGTTTCTTTTATCGACGCAGAAGGAACTTTTGATACAAACAACGCAGGTTTTACACTTGTCTATCAAGACTCGGATTTTGGATGGAGGTTTAAAAATCACTAATGGGTACATTTACATACGAATCAATTGCATACAGATTTAAGAACCCAACTATTGATGGTAATTTAGATTTATTAGACGATGGTGCAATTATTAAAATTGCAGCTGATGACGATTTACAACTTACACACTCTGGTAGTGTCGGTGACATCACATGCAGCACAGGCGCACTTGATATTAACGCAGGCACAGTCAACATAAAAGACGAAGCAAGTTCAGAGACCATGGCAAGCTTTGTATCTGATGGTGCTGTAACTTTGAATCACGACAACACAGCTCGTTTTGCAACTACTAGTGCAGGGTGTGAGGTGACAGGCACGTTAGCTGTATCCGGCACGTCTGCTTTTACAGGTAAGATTACATCGGACAACGGTATAGATATTGACAACATAAATATTGACGGTACAACGATTGCTTTATCATCTGGTGATTTAACAGTTGATGTTGCTAGTGATATAATTTTAGATGCAGACGACGGTACTATTTTTTTAAAAGATGGTGGAACTACTTTTGGTTCTTTGCAAAACTCAAGCACTAATTTACAATTAAAATCAGGTTCATCTAACACAATTGCAGCTACGTTCAGTGGTGCAAACGTCACGTTTGCAGGCACACTAGCATCGGGCGCCATAACCAGTTCCGGAGACGTCACAGCGTTCTCTGACATGCGAATCAAACATGACATTGAAACAATAGAAGGTGCTCTTGCTAAAGTATCCGATATGCGTGGTGTATACTTCAAGAGAAATAATGGTGAAGCGGGGACCGGGGTTATTGCACAAGAGATTGAAAACATTCTACCTGAAGTTGTAAAAGACGGCGAATACAAATCTGTTGCATATGGCAACATGGTAGGCATATTAATAGAAGCCATAAAAGAACTGAAAGCAGAGGTAGAAAAGCTAAAGGAGTCTAAGTAATGACTATCAAAGCTAGCGGCTCACTAAATACTACAGAAATCGTTGCGGAGTGGGGTGGCTCTCAGCCAAATAGTTTATCCGAATATTATGCTGGAGGATCATTAGTTTATTCTGGAGCAGCAGATGGTGACGGCAACGCTATTCCATCCTCTGGCAATCCAATAAAGTTTTCTGATTTTTATGATGTTACAAAATTTGCAACCACGTCCGCATCATCATCAACAGGATCAGTATCCGTACCCGCTGATGCAAATGCAATTTATATAGTTGAAGCTTTTGGCGCTGGTGGTGGAGGTGTTAGAGGTTTTGATTACGACAAAGCTGGTGGTGAGACTGCTGGTGGAGGTGGAGGCGGAGGTGCTTATGCTGCTGGTGTATATTTAACAGTCACAGGAGGTGAAACGTTATCTATTTCTGTTGGGTCAGGTGGATCTGCCGGAACGGTAAGTGGTTTTACTTATAACGCAACTGGTGGGACAGGTGGATCAACAACTGTAACCAGAGCAAACGGATCGACAATATTAACTTTAGGTGGTGGCACCGGTGCAGGTGTGAGCAACGGTGGTGTGCAAGGTCCACTTGCAAGTCACTCTCAAGGTCAAGGGGGATCAGCTAGTAGCGCCACAAGACTTTCTTCTGGAACAACAACATCAGGTGCCAGTGTTTCCTCTGGGACGTTAGCAGACGGTAACAACGGAACTATAGGTGCAAACTGTAGTGGTGATAACTGTAGGATTGACGGTAGAGCTGGTGGTAATAATGGAGCTGGTAATAATGGAGGTTCTGGTGGATCTTCATCAGGCACTGGAACTAATGGTTCAAACGGAGGCACCGGTGGAGGTGGAGGTGGTGGTGCAGCACAAACTACTTTTAATGGGACATCTCACACTTTAGCTGGATCTGGTGGAGCAGGGTCAATAAGTTATCAATTTGTGAGGATCGTATAATGCCACTAGCCACAGTAAAATTTGCACCAGGGTTTGACAAACAAAGCACCGCGTATGGTGCTGAAGGCAAATGGATTGACGGAGAGAATATTCGTTTTCGTTATGGTCAACCAGAAAAGATTGGCGGTTGGATAAAACTTGTTTCTAATAAATTAATTGGTGCAGTGCGTGCACAGTTTGCGTGGTCAGCGCTTGACGGAACGAGGTTCTTGGCTTTAGGCACAGATAAAAAATTATACATATACACAGAAGGTGCAGTGCATGACATCACACCTGTTCGTGCAACAGAGAGTAATCTTACAAATCCATTTGTCACAACTAGTGGATCACCGATTGTGACTGTAACCGACGCGGGCCATGGAGCGAGCGCCGGGGATTTTGTAACATTCTCTAACGCAGACGCTGTAGGCGGACTAGACATGAACGCAGAGTTTGAGATTACATCTGTTACAAGTTCTAGTGTGTACACAGTTACACATTCAAGCAACGCTAGCTCAGGTGCAACGGGCGGTGGATCGAGCACCGTGGATGTAGAGTATCAACTAAGTGTTGGTCAGGAAGTTAACACATACGGTTATGGTTGGGGTATTGATGCATGGAACGGACTTGCAGACACAGGTAGAATTACGGACCAACTCAACGAGGCACTTGATGCAACAGAGACAGGTGTCGATGTTGACGATGGTAGTAAGTTTGCAAACGGTGATTATATTTTAGTTGACCAAGAGATTATGAAAGTGACTGGTGTATCAAGCAACACACTAACTGTTACAAGAGATCTAACAACTAACGAAGGCACAACAACGGTATCTGCTGGTAGTCACAATGCAACTACACACGCAGACAATACAACTGTTACAATTATATTTGACGCATCTGACACTACTATAAATGCAACAAGCTGGAACGAAGCAGCCTCTTCTTCACAAACTGTTTTGGATTCTAGATACTGGGTGTTTGAAAACTTTGGTGAAGACCTACTGGCACTGCAAAGCAATGGTAAATTATTTAAGTGGGACAAGTCTAGTGGTGTCACCACACGTGCATCTGTTGTGCATGCAAACGCACCAACTGCATCAAGACATTTAATTTTATCAACACCAGACAGACACGCCATATTGATGGGCACAGAGACAACTATTGGTACAACAAGCACACAAGATGATTTATTTTTACGTTTCTCATCACAAGAAGATACATCGACTTGGTCACCTGCTGCTACAAACACAGCTGGCTCTTTTAGAATACAAGATGGTTCTAAGATTATCACAACACTAAGATCTCGTGGTTCTATATTAATATGGACAGATACATCATTGCACTCACTGCAGTTTATTGGTCCACCATTTATATTTGGTTTGTCACAGGTGGCATCTAACTGTGGAGCTGTATCAGCGTACTCAGCTGTTGATGTCAATGGTACGACGTTCTGGATGAGTCAACAGTCTTTCTATCTATTTGATGGTGCAGTTAGAAAGATACCTTGTCCTGTGCAAGACTATGTGTTTGACGATTTTAGTATTACACAACAACCACTCGTGTATGCAGGATTAAACTCTGACTTCAACGAGATTACGTGGTTCTATGCAAGTGCAGATTCTGACTTCATCGATAGAAATGTTACATACAATTATGTCGAGGGCACATGGTATACAAACTCACTCGATAGAACAACATGGCTAGACTACGGTGTTTACCAAGTTCCGTATGCAACACAATACAGTCCAACCGTTGTGGGTGACACACCAACTGTATTAGGTGCAACAGATGGCTCTAGTATAATCTATCAACACGAAGAAGGTGTGGACAATGACACTGAAGCTATGGAGTGTTTTTTACAGTCTGGTGACTTTGACATTGAAGACGGACAAAACATTTTATCTGTATCTCGTTTTATACCTGACTTCAAAGATCAAGAAGGTAGCGCAGAAGTGTTATTAAGTTTTAAAGATTTTTCACAAACAACAAGCACGACTTCTTTGAAGAATGCAATATCAAGCACGTCATCAACGAGTGACATCACACTTAAGAAATCTACAAACTTCCCATCAGAGGGCACAATACTCATTGGAACAGAGCTTATTACATACACATCTAACAACACAACCACTGGTGTGTTAAGTGGTATTGGCAGAGCGGCTAGTGGCAGCACAGCAACCACACACGCGTCAAACAAAAAAGTTACAAACTATACAAATGTTAGAATCAATAGATCTACAGTGACACCAACGACTACAAAGATAGACACACGTGGCCGGGCACGACAAGCAAACATCGTGATCTCCAGCACAGCGATTGGTGACAAGTGGAGATATGGCACATTGAGACTAGATGTTAAACCAGACGGAGGACGATAATGGCAAAGATAACTATTGGACGATTACCGAACGCAACAGAAGAGTATGATAGAACACAGTTTGATACACTGATTCGAGAACTAGATCAGATTATCACACAACTAAACTTTTCATACGAGCAACAAACAAAAGACGAAACACTAGCAAGGAGCTTCTATCTTGGCTGATACATTTTTATTAAAAGCAGTTGACCTGACAACGACAAGCGCCACACAGATATACAAGGTGCCAATCACCGATGATACGGCTACGCCACCTACGGCATCGACAACGGCTCTTGTAAAGTCTATACTTGTCAGTGAGGATAGCAATAATGCAGATACTATCACGATCACTATAACCAGAGATAATATCGATAGTGACCCTGTATTTAGCGTGTTTAAAGACAAAGCGGTCGGCGCAAAAGGGACCGTGGAGCTTCTAACACAGCCATTGGTGCTACAAGAAGGTGATGAAGTTAAAGCTACCGCTGGTACTGCGAATAGATTACATGTATTATTATCGGTATTGGAGATTACATAATGGCAATGAAACTAGTCCGTGAGGGCAAAAAGACAGAATACAAGCAGGAGAACGGTCAAATAATAACCGTTGTGCAGCCTGAAGTATATCAACGAATATATTGTAAAAACTGTGGAAATGAAGTAGATTCAGAGGAACAGGCAACCGGCACCTGCAAAGATTGTGGCCAACCCTGGTCCGATACCAAAGCCCAAGATGTATTAGTGAAAGTTATTGAGATGCCTCCTATGGGGTCAGATTCGGGAGAATAGATGGTTAAGAAACTTCTTAAAAAAGTAAGTAAGGCGTTTAATAAAGCTGCAGATAAATTAGTTCCAAAAGAACTAGCTCCTGTGCTGCCTTTTTTACCTTTAATTTTTGGTCCTACTTTAGGTTTAGGAGCACCTTTTTTACAACAAGGTCTTGGTAGGTTTGCAATACCACAGTTGCTAACAGCTTTATCATCAGCAAAACAAACAGGTGAAGTAGATCCAACACAACAATTAATAACAGGTATA